AACTACCCGATTGATTTCGATCACTCGGAAGTTGTAACAACTCTTCCGACTCGGTGGGGTCATTGCTCCCATCGCTCATCTCCATATACGACATTCTTAGTATATAGTAGATATACCACGATACTACAATCACAAGAATGATTACCATAATTACAACCGACCAGACAACCATTAGTTGACTAGTTCCGACTCATCTATTGCTTCTCTTATAATTCTTTTTAATTGTTTCGCTTGCTTTTGGTTAATAGATCCAAAATGACTGTCTATCCATTTTTTACCATACCAGAATACAAATAGAACTGCGAGTAAGGCAAAACCTTCACCCCAATCTAGACTCCATGCCCATTCAAAAAATTTCCACATTAGTCTCGTTGCCTCCAATCATCACTACGTTCTTGATGAAACCAATCTACAATCTCATCAGGTGAACCGAAACCCCTCTTATGATTACTTGAATCGGGATCTCCTATGTTCAAGTTATTCAGAAAAGAATCGTTTGGATTTGTAGACAATCTTCTTGCTTGATTGAGCATTCCTCTCGCACTTGTATTCGCCTTAGCTAATTTCTGTGCCCAAATCATATCATCTATGCTTACTTCTGTTCCAGACGCAATGGATTTACATATGCCTTCCAGTCGAAGACGATATTGGGTAGATAACATAAGTTAATGTGTAGTATTAATATAATTTATACGTACGCTAACGGGGGTAAAATTAAAAGTGAGAGAATGACGACACCAAACACTATTGATGCGGATCTAATTGGTAAGTTTTTCATTTTTGTTGCTTGATGTAGTCCAAAGAAAAAGGATGTTCCTGTAGATACGGAACATCCTCTCTTGCGTTTGCTGCTGCTTCAAAAGCATCTTCAGCATACTCACCTATTTCATAGTGATTATTTTTTTGGTCGTGCCAACCGAGTGTGTAATGGGACATGATACTTTTCAACTCCAATACATTATTATTTAGTATAACATACTAGGTAAATATACGCAGTAATGTGTGGACTCCCACACCTTACTTGATTATGTCTTCTAATGTAAACAAAGAGATAAATTCTAGTTCATTATTCTCCCACACCTTATGATTCTCTTGTCGATCCACAATCGCAACAACACGATTTACGACATAACCTGCGTCTCTTAATACATTGACTGCCTTGATCGCACTACTTCCTGTCGTGGTTACATCTTCTAAAACTGTAACAACTGAACCCTTTGGTGGTTTATTACCTTCGATTACTTCTTTTGTTCCATGTCCTTTTGGATTTCTTCTTACAATGAGTGCATCAATATGCTTACCAGAATAATATGCCTTCTGTGCAATACCACACACAAGGGGATCAGCACCAAGTGTAAGACCACCGACTGCAACAGCATTATCTTCAACATGTTCTATCATTAAATGTGATAGAAGTGCGTTACCTTCACATGATAATGTAACAGGTTTACAGTTAATGTAATGTTCTGATTCTTTACCAGATGATAATTTAAATTGTCCATGCTTATATGCTCTCTCCTTAAGTAGCATACGCAAAGTATTTCTATGTGTTTCCATAGTCGTATTCTATCACAATATTTTATTAAGTCAACAGTTCTTATTTAAATCCTCTGCCATTCCACCACCAATCTCTGCACCTTGATTACCTGAGAACATAGTCACCCAACCAGCAGCAACCCAACCAATAATAGGAATAGAAGCAACGGAAGGAGCAACACTAGCACCAACACTAGAACCAACCAATCTACCTGTTTGTTCTGCTCCACCGATTGCTTTAACACAGGCTTCGGATCTTCCGTTACCTTCTGCGATTTGATTGTAGGGTTTTGTGTGAACTGAACCGTCCATTGTGTACTGTTCCACGACTTTCTCAGTGTTGTTAGCCAACCCCAGAAACCCACCTTTTTTCTTAATATCCCTTTCCACACGCATTACTTTTGGATCGTTTGCACGATAACTTATCTTATATCCATCTCTGTTTACCTCTGCATTATATGAGGTATAGGGTCCTACAGGAACATTGATGCTTGGTAAATCACTCTTACGATTCATAAGAGATCCTACCATACCAACGTGAGAGAGTCCAATGACTCCCCCAAGTCCAAGAGCAAATATCTTAGACCAATTGACTTCCTTTTTGTTCATTATGCTTTTTTAGTATCATCTGGTTTTGGTGGTGTAGGTGATAATACTAATGGTGCCTGTTCGATTCTAATAGTCTGAGCAGGTGCTGCTTGAGTTGCTTTCTCAATCAACTTTTCCATATCCTGCTTTGATACTGCTCCACCAGGACCACTACCCCCACCGACTTTCATCGTGCCATCACCTCGTTTTTTTGCTGTCTCAATGCCAAATGTAGCTAGGACTCCAGTAAAAACCGAAGCTATGAAAGTTGGATCAATTTTATCCTTTTCGTAATTAGGTATGGTCACATAATTCAATGATAATATTGCACCTGACCAAAAAAGAACAATTATCCTTACTAAAACACTTAGTAATTCAAGTTGTTCTTCTTTATCTGTTGCGAGTTCCTTCAGTCTTCCAAGAGGACCTTGTGGTTTTTTCTTTGAATCTTCTGCCATGCGTCTATACTACGGGCAGCTTTATTTATCTAACGTGAAATTATAGAATCACCATCATCGTCGTCGGTTTCTTGCATTTTAAAGGTCATCAACTCCTCACCCCACTTAACTCCTTCCATCTCAGGGTGTGGTGCTGGAACCTTTGCTTTTGGTTTATTCAATGCTTCAATAGATGCTGTGGTTGTCTTCCACATAAATGCAAAACTAGCACCAGAAATCACTGCAAACGCTATGAAGTAAAGAAATACTGTAAAGTCATTCATGATAGTAATCCTAATGAACCTGCTGTTATACCTATACAGATAAAAAATCCAAATTCCACAAGGTCTCGACTCCCTGCAGGAATAGAATTCATACCTTTATTTAAATTTATCCAAATCCGATTCATATATTACTAATTGTTAAGTTATATTATTTAGTATCTTTCATAGATGGGAAATATGTGAGTTGAAGGGAGTTTGCTTCATCAAGTTTTCCCTCCTCTCTAAGTCTTTGAATTTGCTCACCTATCTTTTTAATAAATTCTTTTGAATGATTGTTAGTCATTTGGTAATTTTTTGAACTGCAGTGATAAGATGTCTGTAAATTCAGTTGTTGGAGCAAACCACTCCAAATATTCCAAAGCAATTGCATACGCATTTACAACATCTTCATGATTATCACTTTCGCATAGAGTATGTATACGATCTAATGCCCAATCACGATTTGAATGAAGAGTTTTTTCCAAAGTTTCCATAATCTTTTCGCATATAGCGACCTAGAATATTACTATTATAATATAAAGGAGTTCCATCGTCAAGGGATTCAGATAAAACGTTATTCAAAAATAGTTGTCTGGTCTCTTCGTAGTTACAGTTTCCTTTTGTGGTATGTAAACTCAATATTTCTCTTCTAAAGATCTCTTTTCCGTATGTTTTGAGATCATCTTTTAATTCTGGGCAAGATCCGTAATACTTTTTCCAATCGGATTCTTGTTTCGATTTGCGTTTTTTTCCTTTTGGTGTCCTAAATGCCCAAAAGTACTTACGACCAATGTATTGACGATTGATTATGGTGTTTGTGATGCAATAAACAAATCCATAGTAGTCCTTAATATCTCCAGTGGTGAATATTTCACCATTAAAAGTCCAAGGATTGTCATATACTTCATTATTTATATCAATCATTATATAGAAGTAGGTATTCTATCTATTTAAGTTTAAAATCCCCAGTCACACCAACGCCAGGTTGATAGTTCTGAGGATATTTTCTTGCGAGTTCAACTGACTTTAGACCACCGATAATGTCAGCACGATTTATAATAGGTTTCATACTACATTTTATCAATTTGTTTTTGAATTCCATCATATCTTCTTTTTTTATAATCATTTATAGTTTCATCTTTATATCTACCAGGTATAGAACCATCACCAGGATTTTCATATTTTTTATACTTGGTTTTTTTAGGTGCAATTTGATTTTCACCAGATTTTCTACCAAGAAATTCTGCTCCTTTTTTTATAGCATAAGTAGCAGCTGCACCCTTAACTAATGTAGGAAGTATTCTAAGTTGACCTAAACCTTCCTGAAATTGTTTAAATGATTTCATATTCTGCGATAATTGTTTGAATAGTTTCAGCGTCCATTTGAGTCATCACATAATGTGCCTCCTCAACTGTATCAGCATGACCCTCAGTTATGATGTAATCTAATACAAGATCATATGGTTCATATGATTCAAAGTCCATTACTGATGGAGGTAATTTACTCTTTTTCAAATCTTTTGCTGTTTGAGAGTTTGGATACTTATCAGCAAATTGCTGTTTAGTAATGTCTCCTCTCTTATACGCTTTAAAGTCAGCAGTTCTATTTACTAACTTACCAACATGATCTGCACCAAATTTAATTTCATTTCTAGCTCTAGCAATATCCCTTGAACTACCAGGTTTGATTGGTTTGATCGGAGATCCAAGACCAGTTTTATCTTTTACAGGTGTTGAATATTGTTTTGGTTTATCCTTTTTGATCTCATTTTTCTTATCATCTTTCTTTATCTCCTTTTCTTTTTCCACTGGTTTAGGCATTTGACCACCTCTACCAATCTTTCTATCTGGATCATCAAAATCAGGTTCTGATAATTCTTTGTTCTCTAGTTCTTTTGCTTTTCTTTCTTCCTCTTTTTTCTTTGCCTCTTCCTCTTTACGTTTTTTCTCTGCAGCTGCTAATTTATTTAACTCACCTTTACTTCCTCCTCTACCTATATTTCTACTTGGATCATCAAAATCAGGTTCTGATAATTCTTTCTTTTCAAGTGCTGCTGCTTTTTTTGCCTCCTCTTCTTTTTTCTTTTTATCTTTCTTTTGCTGATTCAACTTATCTGCTAGTTGGTTTGCACTTTCTGCCTCAGCGATATACAAGTTTATTAATTCAAATGATTCCTTTTTATTTTTATCCTTTACCTGTTGAGTTGTTGCATATTCTCCAGTCTTTTTATCCTTGAGGATCATACCTGCACCCTGCATATTATTCTTAACAGCTTGCTTTAATCCATCATATAAAGATGGAGCATTTCTGATTCCCGCTAGAACTGTTCTTATATTCTCTCCTCCTGTAACAGCTTCACCTGTTCCTGCAGCACCAATACCAGCAGCAACACCACCTCTAACAACACCACCTTTTACTGTGGTTGGTTTCATTAATTTATCTACGGCTGGTTTAACTAAATGTTTATTGACTCTTTGAAGCAGATTCATTTTTGTTCTGCCTTCATAAAGTTCAATACCACTTGATTGAAAATAGTCTATTAATATTTGCTCACATAAGTCATAAAATTCCTCCTCAGTAATAACTAAGTTATTACTTTGTTCTTTTGGAGCATAAACACTCTCATAAAGAGATTTGATATCTCTAATTTGTTTACTATTCAAGGACATTTTTCAATCTATTCTACTAAGATATTTAGTATTATTTATCTCTCTGATGGTGGTTTAACAAAATTAGTTCCCACATTTTTAATTCCCTTGTTAATATCTTTTCTTATTTGCTTAAAAGTTTTCTTGCCAGTTACAAGATTTCGACCAGTTCTGTAAATCTGATCACCGATCTTACTACCCACATTATATCCAGCGATACCACCAGCAGTTCCAGTTACCAAACTACCAACTCCTCCTCCTGCAAGTCCCCCTGCTAAAGCACCAACACCACCTCCAATATAACCTCCTAATGCTTTTGATGCACCTGCGAGTCTTGCTGCGGTTTTACCTCTACCCAATGCCTTTTCTTTTTTTGCAGTATCTATGAAATCTTTGACAGCATATGCACCACCAGCGATTCTACCAAGTCCACCAAGAATTTTAAATGCTCTCAAACTTTTTGGTGTTTGTTTAAGAACTGTCTTGGTAACTTTACTTTTTGGAATATTTTTTAATTTACCCTTTACCTCTGTCTTAGGTTCAGTTTGGACTATTCCAGTTCTTTCAGCACCTCGCTTCAGAAATCCTGGTAAATCTAATGCAGATTTTGGTTGTGTTGTAAATTGTGAAACTTTAGTTCGTGTTCGAGGTTTAAGTTTAGGTTTTTGTGTCTTGTTTTTATCTATCTTGAATGATATCTCACTTCCTTTTTTTGGTTGTGTTATATTCTGAGTAACCTTGGGTGTAGATGTTTCAGGTTTCGCAGTCGTTAACGGAACTTTTTTTGTTAAATCAATGTCTTTTAATTGTTGTCCTTTTGGTGGTTTAGTTACATTCGTGGTAACTTTATTAACAGTTTGATTGAGTGACCTTCTAGTTGTGCCCTCACCTTTTGGTGGTTTAGTAATATTTTTAGTTACTACAACTTTATTTTGAGTTTTTGTATTTGATCTAATTGCGTTTCTTCTAAATGTTGATGTATCACCAGTATCTGCAGCTCGACCTTTTCTAAACATGGTCTCTTTAGTTTCACCTTTAAGTTGCGATGATGGTTGGTCTGGTGAAGTATACTTTTTAAGATTATCTAAAACATTTTTTGCTGTTTGTTGTTGAGATGATGTAACCTTACTAGTTTTTGAAATGTTGGACAAGGCATCAGTTTGTGCTTTAGTATCCCTTACTCTAGCAGATGTTCTTTTCTTTACTGTTCTTCCCTGAGTTGACTGAAATCCTTTTTCATTTTTTTTACTAAAAAACTCTGGATTATTAGGTCCTTTCTCTGCTATAAATTGACTAAACGACTTCATCACCGTCAGATACTTTTTTAGTATTTATATCATACGCTTCGTAACCATCATAATCTCCAAACAACCAAGCATCTGCCTTGGCTGCTTCACGATACGCTTTGATACACTCTTCTGTTTCCTTAGAGTTTGAATCCGCTGAATGTGTCTTTTTCGACATCTTGTTTGATACCTCCAACAATGTAAGATTCGACTTCTGTTTCTTGTGGTGCAACCTGCAATCCTTTTGAGGAAATCCAATGTTCTGTCCAAGGCAATGGATTATTTTTGATAGGTGCATCATACAGTGGTTGTAAACCAACTGCTCTCATTCTCTTATTTGCAATCCACTCAACATATTTTATCAATAACTTATCATTCAAACCAATCATTGTTCCATCTTTGAATAGGTATTGTGCCCACTCTTTCTCCTCTTCAACAGCATTTCTGAACATCTCTGTTACAGTATCCTTCTCCTGTTCAACTATCTCTTGCATAACTGGATCATCACCCTTTTGCCAGTTCTTAATCATTTGTTGGGTGAGTACAAGATGTTGATTTTCGTCTCTTGAGATGAGGGAGATAATCTTAGCAGATCCCTCCATAAGTTTAAGTTCGCCAAATGCAAAACTGCAAGCAAAACTAACGTAGAAACGTATACCTTCGAGTATATTGACATTAGCAACAGCTAGATAAAGTTTTCTTTTGAGTTCTCTTTCCTGCCACTCTTTCGTGGTATTACCTAACATTACAGGTTCCCACATGCAACCAGTTCCCCATTCCTGTGCAACCTGTAGGAACTCATCATATGCTCTGGTTACACTCGATGCACGAGCAAGAATTCTCTGATCATCTAATATAGTATCAAAAACCTCAGATGGATTTGGATAAATGTTCTTGATGATATATGTATAGGAGCGACTATGAATCATCTCCATAAACTGCCATGTATTTAATGCTCCTTCTAACTCAGGAAGAGCACAATAAGGTGCTAGAGCCATACCAGGACCACGACCTTGAACAGAGTCAAGTAAGATCTGATACTTCAAGTTGGAGGTGAAGATATGTTTTTGCTCTGGACGAAGTGATTGATAATCACCACGATCTTTTTGTAGAGACACTTCTTCTGGTCTCCAAAAATATCCTAACATCTGATTATTGAGTTTCTCAAAAACAGGATACTTGTATGAATCATATCTTTGAACACCAAGTGGTGCACCAAAGAACATTGGTTGTGATTTGGTATCAACTTGTTCACTATTGAACACAGTCATTCCCTTAACGTGCATTGGTTTATCCTCTGAACTTATTTTAAAGTTTACACGACTCACAGTCTTCTTCCTCCGAACTAAGAATATTTGTAATTAAATTATCTAATTGAGGTGATTCCTCAATTTCATCAGTCTTAATATCATATGTATTCTGATAGTAACTTGTCTTCCACCCATATTTGTATGTGGACAAGAAATCTTGAGCCATTACAGACACAGGAACTTCGTTATTATCATAATTTTCTGGATTATAACTCCAATTTCCACTTATTGCTTGATCAAAGAACTTCTGCATTACAGCAACAATGTTGATGTATCCAGTATTATCCTTCATTTCCCATAGCAAAGTATAACTATTTTTCAATGTTGCATACTGTGGAACGATTTGTTTTAAAGGACCTTTCTTTGACTTTTTAATTGATAGGTATCCTCTAGGTGGTTCGATTCCATTTGTAGCATTAGAGACGACAGAACTACTCTCTGAGGGCATTTGTGCTGAAAGTGTTGAGTTTCTTACTCCGTATTCCAATACAAGTTTTCTCAGAGATTCCCAATCATATTTCAGATCGTTATCTACGAGTTCGTCTACATCTTTCTTATATGTATCAATCGGAAGAATTCCATTTCCATATTTGGTTCTGTCTGAGTATTTACACGCACCTTTTTCTTTTGC